GTTGGCGGTTTTGGGAAATTTCACGAGCCTCTTTTGTCTGGGCCCGTTCCCAAGGTCGCTTTCCTGGGTTAGCCATCCTTCTTACCCTTGTCTATCTATTTGGGTGGTTTACTTTGTACGCGAATCACACAGCTGCGTTTCACTCTTGCGACTATGAGCCCTATGCCCTTCGAACCCTTTCCCGAATGTTTCCGAGTTTCGAATGGCGATCCATTCTTGGTCTGGAACACAAAATAAAAGCCCACTGCTTAGAACTAGCATGGGATAGTGTTGCCACCCAGGTCGCACTATGGCTGATACTAGTCGTACCTTTGATCGAAACCACCCTTAGCCAATATCATACAGCCCTTTATAAAGCAGGCGCTTTCTTAGAAACACTCTTGTATTTGTTTGCCTCAGGGCCTACAGCAGCATTGATCATAGCCTCCGTTCATATGCAGGCACTGCTCAGCCCTTATATGCATGGCGCCATTGCCGCATACATATACCACGTTTTTGCAAACTCAATATTGTATTTTGTCGCCGGCTTACCTGGTGCGTCCATGATAGCACCTTGTTCAATATTGGCTTGGACTCCCTACTCTTGGGCTGTGCCAAGAATAGGCTCAATATCTTTAGGCGGGTCTATGCCCCAAGGTAAAATCCAACCGCCTCCCATAGGAGACTGTGAGTTCACCATTTCACGTAAGCATCTCTACACTCGCCCCGTTAAACCAGGTCATTTCCGGTTATCTGGACTGGGCGTTGTCGGTGCCGTCCCCACCACGTTCGTTAAAAGTCAGTATTCCGAGTATTTGGCTTTCACACAGAGATTTGCTTTGGCTCCCACTGAGCCACGAGAAACCACAGACGCCCAATGGGAGCGCATCAGTCAACTACTTGATGACCCTGAGTTCAGAGCTCCAGTTGACGTGACTTCCGACCTTTTCCATGATTGGAACATCCGCTATCCTCCTGGATTAGCTTCGACCCATTCTGAGTTCCATATCCCAGGGGTCGACACCCGCCCTTTAGACCCTTTGCATCCCTATGCCTCATCCTTCCTCAAACACGAGCTAGCTGTCTATCCAGACAACCCTCTTCCACGCAAACCCCCACGTGTTATCATTTCTTTCCGTCCTGTCATAAACGTTCGCCACGGCCCCATGGCCTATGCCCTTCAAAAAGCCATTCGATCAAGAGACCATATGACGTGGCTTTATTATGCCCCTGGCATGACTGCGTCTGAGATTGGCGCCGTCTTCGATAAATTCGAAGGCTATTACTGCACGGAAG